TTGTGCTGCTGCATAAATATTAGGGCTTAACCTATTTACAATATAATTAACTTTTGTTGTCATTAGTATCCTTCGTCAACAAGAGTTCTATAAATAAGTTCCGTATCTCCACTAGGGTCAAAGCGAATAAGTTCACGTAATGTATCAGTAATAGTTTTTGTTTCTGATGGTCTATCCATCATAACTTCTGAACCTGGACCAGCACCCATATTAATCCCAGCAGTAATTGGTTCATTAGGTCTTGATGTTGGAGCCATTAATGGTGTTGGCATTTCCATTGGTGCAGCAGCAGGTGCAGATGGCATAGGTGATGCAGCAGCCATAGGAGCAGCAGTTTGCTGGTCATATGTTGCTTGTCCCTGTCCATATGGAAGTCCAGAAATATATCTAGCGCCTTGCGCTGGTCCACCATCTGTGCGTTGTGATAAAGCACCAGGTCCTGACATAGGTGCAGGATTCTCTGGCTTACGATAACCGCCTTGCTGTGCCATTAGTCCTCATCCTCATCATCATCATATGGAATACTATCGATTTTATTTGGTAGGTCTGGAATAATCCAGTCTGGATATGAATTTCTATCCTGAATCATTGTTATAGCAACACCTTCAGAAAAACCTGCAGTGCGTAATGCTTTGTAATATTCATTTACAGCAATGCAGTATTTTTCTAATGGAGTGTAGTCATCACTTTTAACAGTACGTACTCTTGTTGGTTTCTTGCGTGGAGCCATGACTATCCCCCTTAAATTACTCGTTGCTGTCTAACTTGTGCCGAACCTGTTGCTTCACCGCTAGAATTTAAACGGCTAAGCAGCATCTGTAAATCTGGTCGTCCTTCTGCAGGAGCGCCTCCTACTGGAGCGCCAGGAGCAGAGGGGACGGGTTGCTCAACTGCAGCCCCAGCAGGAGGATTCTCTGGTGTAAACACTTCCTCAATAACATCCTCAATAGACTTGCCTTCTTTACGTCCCTTGATTGCCATAGCAATCTTTTGAATAATAGGCAATGGGTCTTGTCCCTGAGTTGCTAACTGTGGAATTGTTTGTGTATATGCTTGCAGTGAGCCAATGAGAGCCTTGCGAAGTTTTTCAACTTCAATCTTCTCTTGCTCTTGTGTGACGTTAATACCAAACGGCATTTCTCGTTGAGCCAAGTCAACTGAGATTAAGTCGCCACCCAAAGCCTGCAACATAAAAATAAGTCCCTGTGCTGGGTTTAATCCAGCAAGCATTCCATATCTGACATCTGCAGAGTAGTCACCCTTAATGTCTTTAGATGGAGTGTATTCAATAGCGTATGGTGAACCAGCATCTACGCCACGAACTGTCTTCTTAACATCAAATACAACTTCATCAACACAGAAGCATGTTGAAATAACATTCTTAAGTGCTGAAGCAAAGATAGCCTGAGCAGATTTAACCTGCGTATCAAATCCACCCATAAGGGCTTGAACGCCCTGTCCCGTAATAATCGAAGCATCTACGTTACCAGTACGTGACTCTGGATAACGTGTTCCTGTGCGTAGTTCACCTTGAAGTATCTGCTGTTCATTGAATGCACCAGCAGGGATAGGAAGTTCTACACGGCGAACGCCAGCAGGATTGTTGGTGCGGATTACTCCATCTCCACCAAACTCAAACTCTTGAACGTCACTAGGCAAGACGATAGGTGACTGAACAGACTTCTCTGCTGCTTCCATTGCAAGTAATGCAAAACGATTGCGAAGCAACTGAATACCGAGTACGTCATCAAACTGTCCACGCATCTCGCCATCAACAGATGGGCGACGTGCAATGTGAACTAGCATCTTCTTGACTGGGTTTTCCGCAACAGATACTGGATAGTTATTGCGCTCTGGAATATAAATTACAGACTGCTCTTTATCATAGTATCGAATGACAGTTAGGTAACCATTCATATCTTGGTTATAACCATCATCACCAAGAATGCCTTCTTCGTGTTCAGGGAACTGAGCACAAAGTTCTGCCATTGTCATGCGGTATTTTTTAGCAAAAGCAACGCAGCGTCCATAGCGGTCATACTCTGGGTAAGCACCTACAGGGTTTTCTATGCGGATACGCGGCAGTTTTGCTTCTTCGTCGAACTCAACAATGAATGGGACGAAACCAAATGTGATGTACCAGTCTGCACCAGTATACATCTGCACTTGCAGGTCTGAATTAATGAAGTAGTTAGAAGCAATACGAGTTCGCTTGTCAGCAAACTTGCGTGATTTATCTTCTACTTGGTTAATTGCAGAACAGTTAATAGCAGGAAGCGGAGCCATTACCTCAGAGAGGTCGCGTGCAACAATGTCAATAAAGTTTGCAACTACGTTTGCATCAACACCATCTGGAAAGAAATCAGGATATACGCTAGAAATCTGACCACGACGTACTGCTAGAACATCTTCATGTCGTGAATCGCGCTCGCGGGCGCGGTGTTTAAGCGACTCAACACGCGCCGCAATCTGCTTAATTGTTAACATTTGTGTCCTAACGATTGATTAAAAATTACTTAGACTTTTTTCCTGAACGAGTACGTGAAGCCTTTGGCTTTACTGGTACTTTAGGTACATTTCTTGGATTTACTTTAACATTTGGTTTAATTGCTTCGCCACGATTTTTTATAATTTTATTAACTATTTTTACTTCTTTTTTACGACTTGGTGCAATTTGTTTTAATGTTTTACCAAGATTACGTGGTTTTACTTTTGTAGTGCCAGAATTATCAACAACTTCTTTAAGTTTACTTTTGTTATAAGTATAGCCAAATGCTCCACCAGTTCGGTTGTCAGCCTCGTCATTAATGTTATTTACTCTACGATTTACTTTTGCCTTACCCTTTGTTGTTTTAACTGTTCGAGAAACAGAACCGCCGACTCCACGTGAGCCACCACCAATACTTTCAATTCTAATTGAACGCGCCATAATTACTTAGACTTCTTTCCTGAACGAGTACGTGAAGCCTTTGGCTTTACTGGCACTTTAGGTGTAGTTAATTTGTCTGGATTTCCAATATTTTTTTTACTTGGATATTTTGGAAGCGAAGCGCGTTTTGAATATCCTTTAGCCTCTAGTTCAGTACGTTGAGAGTTATCTTTAATTTTGCGAGCAGTTCCCGTAACTTTTTTGCCAGACATGTATTCAACAACTTGTCCTTTTTTATTTAAAGTTGTAGAACCAATTGTTCTACGACCAGTTTTTTCTGCATTTGCTTTTAACATTGCTTTATTAACAGATTTTTTTACTGGTCGAGAAACAGAACCACCTACTCCACGGGTTCCACCACCAATGCTTTCAATTTTAATTGAACGAGCCATAATAGTTCCTATCCATAGTTTTCTTGCCATTGCTCTTGGAATGCTTCGTCAAGATTAATGGACTGTCGCTTTTTAAGTTGAGCACGAGTTGCCCAACGATTTTCTTTATATCGGTTCGTAAACGAAGCCGCCTGCATTAATTCCTTTGCACGTAAGACGGCAAACCATAAAGCCATAACACAGTCGGTCTTACCGCGTGTATTTGGTTTCCATGTCATCAACTGTTGCAGTAGGGACTTAATGCCTTCTGAACCATCAGTAGATGGGAACTCTATTGAGTTGTTATTTTGGAACTTGCCATCTATTGCCGTTCCAAAAAAGGAAGACATAGAAGCAACGCCAAGGTTTGTGTCCCACTTGTTCTTACCAGTAAAGTGTGGCTTTAAATCACAGCCATACTGAGCAAGCCAGTTACGTAAATCATCATCTAGCGAGTACGCTTTTTGATGAGCATTAATCTCAACACGCAACTCATTAGGGCGGTACTTCGTAACCAAGTCTTCAATTGTGTCCCGAATCTTTCCTGGTGTAGGTTCAGACATGTTTACACAGTCAAGTACATAGATACGACTGTCAGCAGAGTTATAGTTAATAACCACAAATGCTGCATGCCCAGCACCCATAGCAGGGTCAAAGCCAATGATGGTATACCCACGAACAACAGTTGGGTGTCCAGGTTTCTCAGGGTCAAGAAGCCCGCGCTTTCGCATGCCGTTGATACAGCCTTGCACCAGTGCTGGTGAAAAGATTGCATCTTCAGTTATATCTTCTTGTTGATAGACCAGCGCCCAAGTAGAGGCAGTTACCTCACCGCGCCGTTTATGTAAAGCAAGCCCGTCCCACTTGGGGTATAACCCATTCTCATCAGGCTCGTCATCATCTCCATCCCAAGGGATGTCGGACTTAGCCCATAAAGTTTTCCATTCTTCTGGCTTCTCTGCATACTCCAATACCGCTGGCATAGCCATATAGGTAAAGGGGCACTTGCCGTTAGACCAGTACTTCGGGTCACGAAGTTCCTTATAGAAATCTGTTGCTGCAATACGGGTTCCTACGATAAGCAGTTTGCCGTTCTTGCCAAGACGAGTAATAACTTCCTTCTGTAGCCAGTTAATCTGCTTCTCATACTCATGGGCGTTAGCCGTAGTGATGCAGTCGTCTAGGATAATCAGGTCAGCACGAGCGCCGTAAATCTGACCGCCCATACCTAGGGCTTGGATGGTTGGGTCTTTCTCAGATGAATCACGCGCATCGCCACCAAGGTAGACGGTATCTACGCGCCAAGTGTCTGCATCACCCTTCCAGCCGCCTTCAGGACCAAATGTGTTTTGCATCTTGGCGTAACGAGGGTGGGACAACCTATTTTTAATTGAGTATACAAACTCACGCGCTTTGTTCAACGTCTTAGAAACCACAATGATGCGGACATTCGAATTGATGGCGATACGGTAGGTCGAATAGTTGACCGTGATTACGGTTGACTTGGCATGCTCAGGTGGAACATTGATGAGCATACGAGTCTTGTCCCCAGGCTCATAGGTCATACCAGGGTGGAGCCAGGAGGGGTCGCGCCCCTCAATCATATCAATCCAGTCCTGGTGGTGTGGAAACACCTTAGACCCCAAGAACATCTCAGAAAACTGGGCAAAGGATATTTCATCCTTCGGAATTCCCAGCGCCTTGATGGAGTTGGTCTTAGCGTCTTCCTTAGCCTGCTCTAGCCTACGAGCAAAATCTGGGTCTCGCATTATCCAGATGCGGGCGGTATCAGGCTTCTTCCCCATCTTAGTCATAGCCGTGGCTACAGACATACCTTCGGATACCAGGTCTAGAACCTTCTGCTTATCAGCATTAGCCTTTGCACGGTTGGGGTTCTCAGCCCCCTTTTCGAATGTCATATGCTCCCCTAAAATAGGCAGTATTCACCTGCCTTGTAACAGTTATATACAGACTACTGTACAGGATGAGCAAGGCTATTAAAAAGACTTGCGAATCTATTATAGTCTCTATATATACTTAATCCGTTCAAACAGGTCAAACGAACACTTTTTATAGAACTATTTATAAAACTGCAGGTCAGACTGGGGGTATACTATTGTACAGAAATATTTTTTGTAGAGATACACATACTAACTGGGTCACCGTTTTAACAGTCTGGGGTCATCTAGACCCCAGAACTGTTAGTCTGACGACAGCCTGTACAGTTAGTCTGGGCTTCTGACTGGGTTCTATCTGCGCAGACTACCTCCCTATTTCTGGGAGCGTATTCTAACTAGACAGTATATTGTTCTATGCCCGTTTCTGGTCTTATGGTAACTGGGCTTCGAACAGCCCTTACCTCAATCGTTGTGCTGGTGCTATGCACCTGCGCTCACCAGTTTCAGTAGGCTCGCACTACGGCGATGTCTGAGCGTCTGCATCTGGGCTTGCCTCTTTGCTGAGTACGCAACCCAGGGTGTCGGCACCACGCAGTCAAGGGCTCACCTTCGCTAGCACGAATTTGCCATCACGCAGAATACCTTTGCTCCGTGCTTGCCAATCTTGGAGGCTCGCCCGACTAGCGGTTCAGCGGTCATGGGATTTGGCGGACAGGGAACGGCTTTCTACTATGCAGTTTTCTGCATGCTGCGGTGCTGCTCCATGCAATCTCGCACAGAACCTGTTAGCAAGTCAAATCCCCACGCTACGCAGGCTCCGCGTGTTGATTACGGCGCAAGCGCCTTGACTTTGCTACAGAACCTGTGCGCTCATGCGTTCCGCGCAACCGCGCAATTTGAAAACTACAAAGTGAAAGCAGGTTCCAATGTCCACTCAAATCTCCTATGACAACGCCGAACTCGCATACGTCGAGACTCGCACCTCCAAGAAGGGCAATGCCTACGCTAAAGGCATCCTTATTCTGCGTGATGCGAGCGGCAAATTCGAAGCGTCGCTACGGTTCCGCTCCTTCGACGCAGTGGATGCCTTCCACAGCCTGGAGTTGCAGTACTTTGCCAAAGAGTCTGCGCAACCAGATACATCCGCTGGAGACCTCGCCTTCGTTGACGGCGAGCCTGAGAGCACTGAAACTAGAGAGCGCAACGTCGCCAAGGCGACGCTACGCCCAACAATCTCGGTCTCGGGCAAGTTACGAAGCAGTCAGTTACCTGATAAGACCTGGGAAACGGTCTTCATGGTAGATGCCGTAGGTATCTGACCGTTAGAAAAGCCCCCTAGAAATAGGGGGTTTTTCTTTGCTTGATATTCTGGTTTCTATAGTAGTACGGAGACCCAGTTATGTCAGCATAACCGATATATACAAGTCTACGACCTAGTTATGTCGTTAAACTAACTCGAAACATAGGCAGTTTCGGAAGTGTTCTCGCCTAATGTCGTAAGTAAGAACTTCCACCCAACGTAAAGAAAGGATATAACATGTCAATAACAACATGTTCATTATGTGGTAAGCAAGGCGTTGCAATGGATTTATGGAAAAATGGATACGCCTGTACAGATGAAGAAAAATGTAAACGAAACAGAGAAAAACTCGTTGACAGTGAGTCATGTCCATGCTTTATGGGTGGTTCATGTCCAACCGAATATGTGCATCTTAATGATGTATGGAAAGGATAAAGAAATGATAACTTCATTTCGTGGTGAATATGCATGGCTTTCTAACTTCTATGAAAGTCCTGTTGTTGTATATGGCAAACGGTATAGAAATGCTGAAGCCGCATTCCAGGCTGGTAAATGTAAATACTTACCTGATATGGATAAGTTCTCTAACCTATCTGGAGTTGAGGCTAAGCAATTAGGTAAGCGTATAACTTTAATTAATGATTGGAATGAAACTAAATTAAGTTATATGCTTACCGTATTACGAGCCAAATTTGCTCAAAACCCTGAGTTAAATGCCAAGTTAATGGCTACAGGTGACGAACAAATAGTTGAAGGCAATACCTGGGGAGATACTTTCTGGGGTGTCTGCAATGGTAAAGGTGAAAACCACTTAGGTAAATTGCTTATGTGGATTAGAGATGAAGAACAATAAAGTAGTTCAGTCTGCTACGGCAAGCGATAGCAGACTTCACATAAAGTACAGAAAAGGAGAAAGCAAGTGACTGAATCAGTTGGTATATCAATAACAAACGAATGCTATGAATGTATGATTATCGCTAGAGATTCTGCTGAAGGTTTACCAGTAGGCAAGTGCCAAGAATGTATAGAAACAGATGAAGCCAAGTCCACCAGAAATGCATGGAATCTACATGAAGATGATAGGTTAGGTGAAGGTAAAGGTATGTCGGTAGACATAGATGAACCTAATGGTAGTGATTGGGTCTCATCACAAACCTATATTGCACCACCGCGTAAACGAGCCATCATGTTTGAAAAGTGGAGTGATGATTGTAAACTAATTGAGTTATCAGTTAAGTTTATAGATGAAGATGAACCGCTAACACGCAATGAATTCTTACCACCAATTGTGCAATTAATTGATGGTGGTGTATATGATGAACTATGGGAATTAGATGACGAACGTCAACGCAATCGAGAAATTGAATGTATGTGGTGCCACTTACTGACTCCTAAAATCTTTCCTAATTGCACAGATTGTGATAAACCACTAGAACAAAATGTAAGAAAGTTGGTGAAATAAATGCCTCGTAAACCAACACGTGCTGAGATTATCGAAACCAATGCTAATCTCAGTCAACGCTGCGATTCATGTAATCTCATAGTATATGCTGATAAATATTATGGTACGTTTGAGAATATGCTCAATTTCCGAGTTGAAGGTGGATACAATGAGTATGTTGATACAATGAATCCTAATAGTAAAGAGTTTGAATTTCATTTATGTCATAAGTGTGGTCATAAATTAATGGCTAAATTCTTTTCACACTATGACCTTAGTAATTGGCATCCAAAAACTATAGATAAATTCTGTAATGGTTGGTTGTCATATGATATAACTGAATAAAATAAATAGGCAGGTAGCCCAGTGCCTTCGGCTGGGCTACCAGCCAACAAGTAAATAAACTAATCAGAAACTAATCAAGAGAGAGAGTAAGACAAATGAAAAACGAAGTAAGTATCACAGGTACTATCAAGAATATAAAGACATATAAGAATGCAACTGGAACTCTACTTACAGGTTGGCTTGACCAACGTGATGTAAGTCGTACTTCAGATGGAACTGCTGACCGTAAAATCTATGTAGTTGGTATGAATATTATCGCTCTAGATGATTCTACAATTGCAGAAATTCTTGGTACAGCCAAAGCAGGTACAGAGATTTCACTACCTGTTACAGTTACTGGTCGCTTAGTTACTAAGTTTGACCGTCGTCAAAATATTGACGAAAGCAAACGTCGTGCTCCATTTCCACAGGTTGAAGTACATTCTGTAGAAGTACACGTATAATAGTTAGGGAGTGGGTAGTTACCAGGCTACTCACTCCCTTTCTTTTTATTTGATTAAGTAATAAACTTAACTGATATATACAAGTTAATCTTTATATTTAAAAGGAGAAACCAATATGATTCTATCTTGGATAGATATGATTGCTATCATCATTGCATCTACAGTAATGCTATCAACAGTAGGCATACTACTGTTTGCTAATCATGTTCTAATTAAACAGGAGCGCAGAACTAGAGAGCGCTTCAAAGAATACAGAGACAACTGCATGTATAGCCATGTAGAACGACCATTCTAATGAACAAAAAAACTAGATGGAGTAAAGTACAATATGATAAATTGCCACACTCATTTAGTACTTACAATGGAATTGTTAGTCCATGTAATAGATACTATGTAAGCACACGTATTATAGGTTCAAGTTATAATGCACAGAACTGGGCAGTACTTGACTTAATAACACTTGATTACAAAGATGGCTTTCGCTTTAGACGAGAAGCAATTGCTTTCGTTGAATCATTATAACTTTATGTTAGGAAACAAAATGACATTAGATATTAAAACAGATATAGAAAACTATACAATTTCAACAGTGCAATTACCATATCCTTATGGTGGAGAAGCATATGAGACTATGATATTTATTGATGACGATAACGATTCGTTATCTAACTATCAAGCACGGTATCACACTGAAGAAGATGCCATACTAGGACATGAAGATGTCGTAGCAATGGTAGAATTTCAGATACAAATGAGAGGGCAGCAAGAGTAATGGCTAAACACCCACCAGTTAACACAGCCAAATGGTTTAGATACTATGAAGACGACAGAGTATCTATAGATATAGATGAGAATGACACCATCTTTATGAAAGTAGTAGTTGATAATAAAACAAAATACTTTTATAATGAAACAGCACATTCAGATGTTGCTCGCTATCTAGCAGACACAACAAGACAGATGAAGTATTGGAGCGTATTTATATGAAGGTTGAAATTTGGGAAATGGAATGTGTGCAATTCCA